TTTTCTAATGCCAACAACAAACTCTATAAAGGATCGAAAACCACATACGGTAGTTGGTGCGAGAAGCATGGATTTCTGTATGAGCATAAAACGATTCCAGAGGAGTGGCTGTCAGAGTGACAGTTAAGGAGAGCTAGAGGGGGTGGCCGAAAGGTTGCCCCCTTTTTATTAGGGGAAACAAATGGAACAAGAAGAGAGCGAGAAGCTGCACCACATACCTTGTCAAGAGTGTGGCTCAAAAGATAATGCGGCTGTCTACTCCGATGGTCACACCTACTGCTTTGGGTGTACCGCAACAAAGTCAGCAGAAGATGGCGCAATGTTGGCAACACAAGCACCAAAGCGACCAACAGCATTGATTGATGGGTACTACTCTGCACTTCCTGTAAGAGGTATCACCGAAGAGACTTGTCGTAAGTTTGATTACCAAATTACTGATAGTTACAACAACAGGCCACAGCAGATAGCCAATTACAGAGACATCGATGGACAAGTAGTGGCTCAAAAGATTAGAGATGCAGATAAGAACTTTAGCATCTTAGGTGATGCCAAGAAAATGACTCTCTTTGGACAACACCTGTGGAACGGTGGTCGTAAGCTAGTGATTACAGAAGGCGAAATTGATGCCATGAGCGTCAGCCAAATCCAAGGCAACAAGTGGCCAACAGTGTCACTTGGACAAGGCGCGACGAGTGGTAAAAAAGCATTGATAGCCGCATGGGATTGGCTAGAGCAGTTTGAAGAAATAATCTTGATGTTTGACCAAGATGAGGTAGGACAGAAAGCCGCTGTAGAGTGCGCTGAGTCTCTACCTATCGGTAAGGTAAAGATTGCCAAGCTACCCCATAAGGATGCTAATGAGTGCCTCCAGAAGGGTGAAGGTAAAGCCATTATAGATGCTATCTGGAGAGCCAAAGATTGGAAGCCTGATGGTATTGTTTCTAGTGATGACTTCAGGGATATCATTGGTAAATCAGATTCTACCAGTACTGTGGCTTACCCTTACAAAAAGCTAAACGATATGACTCGCGGCATACGCACTGGACTTGTGACTATCTGTGCAGGATCGGGGGTGGGCAAGAGTACCTTCATTCGTGAGGTTGCCTATGCACTCCACTGTAGTGGCCAGACAGTAGGTATGTTGATGCTAGAGGAGACCAACAAAAGGACGCTACAAGGTTTAGTTGGTCTACACATGGACAAGAACATTACCATTGATGAAGACTGCGCTGAAGAATTCCAAGTCGTAGAGGCGTATGACAGCCTCCTTGGTGGAAACCCTGTGTATCTGTTTGATCACTTTGGCTCTACTGCGGTGGACACTATCGTCAACAGGATTCAGTACATGGTTAAAGGTATGGGCTGTAAGCATATCTTTTTAGATCATGTGAGCATCTTAGTTAGTGGCTTAACTGGGCAAGTGACTGATGAGCGTAGGCTGATAGACCAGATAATGACCACGCTTAGAAAGCTAGTGCAGGAACTAGATATCTGCCTGTTCCTTGTAAGTCACCTTAAGAGGCCAGAGGGTGCTAAAGGCCATGAGAACGGAGCAAAAGTCCAACTGTCTCAACTAAGGGGAAGCCATGCCTTGGCGCAACTCGCAGACTTCTGTATTGGCTTACAGGTAAATGAAGAAGACCCTAGTGATGACACTCGCGAAATAGTACTACTCAAAAATCGGTTTACAGGCGAAGTCGGCAATGCTGACACCCTGCAATACAACCGCACTACTGGAAGGTTAATCGAAGCCGACTCCAGATTCTAATCAAGTAAATATCGAATAACTAAAAACTAAGGAGAGACAAAATGTCTTTAGAGCAAACTCGTCTTGAAAAAGACTTCCAAAAGTACCACAAGAAGAACCCCCATGTCTGGGAGATGTTCAAGCACTTCACGATGATCGCTGTAAGATCGGGCAGGGATAACTACTCTGCAAGAGCAATCATTGAGCAAATCCGTTGGTACTCTGACATGAGTACGGACTCACCGACGATCTTCAAAATACCTAATAACACCATCCCTTACTACGCTAGGCTTTTCCATGCCGCTTATCCCAAGCACCAAGGCTTTTTTAGGACTATGCCTGTGACTGCCGCTAAGAGCGCAAAACAAACAGAGTTGGCGCTATGAAACAGGTCATCTTTGATATTGAAACTAACGGCCTACTCAAAGAAGTGACTACGATTCACTGTATATCGATATACGATACAAAATGCTCCGATCGAAGAGTCAACGCTATGAAAAGCTATAGGCCACATGAGATAGATGAGGCTTTAGAAGTCTTAGAGAATGCCGAAGAAATCATAGGCCACAACATCATTGGCTATGACATCCCTGTTATCCAAAAGCTGTACCCAAACTGGAAGCCCAAAGGCAAAGTGACTGACACTCTAGTCATGTCTCAGCTAATGAAAGCTGACTTGGTAGGTGAGGACTCAAAGCGCGTCGCACACCCCGACGGCTTTTTAAGGCGTATGTGGGGATCACACTCTCTTAAGGCTTGGGGATTAAGAATGGGTAACCTCAAGGGTGACTACGATGGCGGTTGGGCTACCTTTAACGAAGATATGCTTCTGTACATGGAGCAAGACGTAAATGTCACTCACGACCTCTACAAGTTGTTACGCCAAGACAAAGAGTTCTCTCAGCGATCTATTGACTTAGAGCATGACATGGCTGAAATCTGTTTTCGCATTGGCAACAACGGATGGACGTTTGATGAGGAGAAAGCGGCTGACTTGTACGCCACTCTGTCTCAAAGAAGACTTGAGTTAAACAATGATCTTGAGAGTCTGTTTGAACCTTGGGAAATACGCACACCGTTCACCCCCAAGGTCAACAATGAGGCCAGAGGTTACGTCAAAGGTGAGACGATAGATAAAGTCAAAGTTGTCCACTTCAACCCTAACTCTCGCAAACATATAGCCAAGTGTCTCAAAGATAAATACAAGTGGAAGCCTAAGTCTTTTACGCCCAGTGGCGACCCAAAGATCGATGAGAATGTATTGATTGATCTGCCGTACCCAGAAGCCAAAAAACTAGCTGAATCGTTCTTAGTACAGAAGCGTATTGCTATGTTGGCTGAAGGTAATGCTGCTTGGATGAAGCTAGTCGATCTCGATGGCAAGCTGCGACATCATTTAGTGTCGCTAGGCACTGTAAGCGGTAGGTGCGCCCACCGATCACCTAACTTAGGCCAAGTGCCTAGTGTTCGCTCTGTCTACGGCAAAGAGTGCCGTGATCTGTTTACTGTGCCTAAAGGTTGGCAACTGTTAGGCAGTGACCTTTCCGGTATCGAATTACGTTGTCTCGCGCACCTCCTTGATGATGGTGGTGAGTACGCCAAGCAGATCATGGAATCCGATATCCATACCTTTAATCAAAATGCGGCAGGGTTAGAAACTCGCGACCAAGCTAAGACATTCGTGTACTCCATGATTTTTGGTGGGGGTGACTCTTTGATCGGCAAGATCGTGGGTGGTGGTGCTAAAGACGGTAAGCGTCTAAAGAGTGACTTTGATAAGAATGTTCCTGCGTTTAAAAGTCTTAGGAGTGAGCTTGCTAGTGCATTCAAAAGTAGAGGCTTTATCAAAGGCATCGACGGTAGAAAGCTATTTGTAAGATCAGACCACCGATGTCTCTCTCAGATTCTACAAAATGCAGGCGCAGTTATTAGCAAGCAATGGGTGAAACTCATTGATCAAGAACTAACTAACCAAGGGCTTAAAAGCTACATAGTCGGGTTTATTCACGATGAAGTGCAGATAGCTTGCCCCAAAGAGGAGTCGCAGAATGTCGGTCATATCACTGGACGAATGGCGCAAAAAGCAGGAGAAGACTTTAGCTTCAGAATCCCAATCGAATCAGAGTTTAACGTGGGACTTACTTGGCGTGACACCCACTGAGTCTAAGGACTTACAGTCCAATGAGATAGAACATTTAGTTGCGTTCTACATTGTCTTGGACAAAGCGTGGAGATCCCCTTTTAAACTTAAATCCAACTTTGCTAGAGAGGCCGCTTTATATGTGGCTACAAGTGCAAGCCTTGGATTTATCTCAAACCAAATTGATGAAGACACTTTCTGTAACAAGTGGGCTATTACGCCTATGGGAGTGGACTTCAAAGGAGAGCTAGATGAAATACTCGACCATATTGCAGGGGGCATCGACCCCGACACTCTTAATTGATGCTGACCTTTTTCTGTTTAGAGCTAGTGTCATAGCAGAAGAGGAAACAGATTGGGGCGACGATATCTGGTCACTCGCAACTGACCTAAAGGTAGCCAAACAAATATTCACTGACCAAATCAAAGGATTCCATGAGCGACTAGGTACTACAGAAGCCCTCATGTGCATATCCTCAAGTGAAAACTTCCGTAAAGATGTGTTCCCCAAATACAAAAGCAACCGCAAGAAGTCAAGAAAGCCTGTTGGCTATAAAGCGATGGTTGCTTGGGTAGAGGCTAACTGGCGTAGTGTCACTCAGAAAGGCTTAGAGGCTGATGATGTCATGGGCATCTTAGGTTCTGATCCAAACATTGATGCAGTGATTGTATCTGATGATAAAGACATGAAGACAATACCTTGTCGGCTCTATCGTCCTACTGATGATGATCTGATAGAGGTTTCTAGAGAAGCGGCAGATCGCAATTTTTACACGCAGACACTCCAAGGCGACCCCACTGATGGCTACTCAGGTTGCCCCAAGGTAGGTGCTGTGACTGCGGCCAAGATTCTAGGTAACAGACCGGATTGGTCTTTGGTTGAAAACCAATTCATTAAGTCTGGGCTGACCAGAGAAGATGCAATTACTCAGGC